CCCAAGCCCAACGAGTTACCTCGCGGGCTCTCTGCGCGTACCCGGGTTTCCACTTATTAAGTGGGCCAGGGTTATCAGTAAACCACTGATACATCGCAGAGTCTCCCTCAGTCTGGGTCCACTTGTTGCTGGATGATACCTGCAACGCACGGACTTCATGTCGGTGAAGCTCTTTGTTGTAACGAACACGAAGGTGTCTGTTATCAACGAGAACTCTATCGAGAAGACCAAGGACACCAGAGCCCTTACCTACATGGAGAAGTTTTCTCTTAGGTAGGGTCGACTCGAGGTAGCGAGACGTATTCATCAGATACTTTTGGTAGCATCTGTTGCGTAAGTCAAGCGTACTCAATAGGCTCTGGGGCTTGCCATCGTAGAATCGCCGCCAGTAGAGGGGAGTTACATTAACTCCCCTGAACGCGTCGACGCCGCAAGATTCTCTGAAATTCCCATTCCAGAAGGATTTTGCGCTGTTTACCTTGAACTTTAACAGTTCAAGCACCTCTACGAATAGCGCCCGGCTCACCTTTGGGATGATTATATCATCGCCAAAGACGGACACGTCCTCTGCGACGAGTTCTAGGTTTGCTCGTGTTGGTTTCAAGCCTCTACTAATAAGTAGAGTCGAGATCCCAACTACGGCAAACAAGATACTCTCCACAGGGAACGTAACGGCACTACCCATCGTTGAGAACATTCTCAACTGGATACTTCGACTTACTCTAGGAGTAAGTTGCTGTCGAAGTTCCTGGGTACGACAAGCTCGTAGTGCTCTTAACACGCTAGGATTAGCGCGGAAGAGAGCACCTACGGCCGCTGGTGTTACACAATCACTAGCCATTGAAAGATCAATGGTAGCGATTGTGCCAGTCCTGGATCCTACCAGGCACCTCTTCTGGTTTTGAGTCTGGTCATCAAATTTGACGACCTTCCCAAGCCAGGTAGAGGTGACTCCGGCGCACATGTATGACAACAGGTTTTGTTGGCACCACATGTGTTCACTGGGTTCTGCGGCGATGAGCCGAGGCCCTGTGAAGGATTTGGGGACGGCGACGAGACGAGAATTTGGGGTGAACCCGAAGACTTGCCTAGTCGAAACATCAGACCCCCAAGCACTATAGCTAAGATAGCCATAGTCAGCAATGGGGAAAGTCCCTTCAAGGAGCTCAGACCAATTCGACCATTTGTATTTGTCGAATCGACCTGTTCGCTCCGAGACTGCGCCTGGTCCATGTTTGAACCTCCAATCTTGAGGGCTGTAAGGCCCGAAGGATGTGGAAACTATGTTGGACACCCTGTCCATCATAGAGAGAACGCACCGCGCATCTGCAGAAGCAGAGTAGCTTGGAAAAGCGTCGTTGGCCAAAAAGCCATCGACATCCTCGCAATCTCCGCTTCCAGACCATTCCTTGGAAGGTAATGGTAAGGATGCGTTGTGAGCTTCAAGGTCAAGGACAGCATCCTCGACGCAAGAAGCCGGACAGTCAATATCAGCCTTCTTAGCAAACAGCGTTAGCTGCCTGTAAAAGAAGACCGCGAGACTGTCAGCGTCGTCTTTCAAACGACCGAGTTCGTCGAAAACCAGTAGGTGAATTCCCCGAAGAAACTTCGGGGTCTGCACCCTTCCGGATACTCTCTGTGTAAGAGGTAAACCTGGAAGATTGTACTGACCTTCAGCAAGACATCTATCCAGATGCTTGCCGACAGCTGGGAGGTCTACGAGAAAAACTCGTATTCCTCTAGCTTCGACGACTCGTTCGAGACGGTTGAGATCTCTCTCAAATTCCATCTCGAGCGCCGGGAAGGCATGTGTAGCATCTCTGATGAGACACTGCCATACCTTGCTCAGCTCCTTAACGTGGCGATTAGACATACA